CACGGCGCGGCGGTATTCCGCCGTTGCGCTGCCGGGCTTGTAGTCGCTCATGTGGACGCAGTAGTGAGCGCTGCGGGCCGTGTCCTCGTTGATCTCGTAGTAACGGGCTGTTTTCATGTTCGATTCTCCTTTCAGTGGGTGGCGTGGAGGATCTGCCAGAGATCCCCCACAACAAAAACGGTCAGGCCCATTTCAGCGGCGGCGCGGCGGGCGGCGTCCTCGGTGCGGTAGGCTTTGCCGTTGGTGGGGTTCGTGCCGGTCTCGGTGACGGCTTTCACGGTGTAGCGGGTGCGCTTGCCGGTGCCAATGATTTCAATAGCGGTCATAAGTCATTCTCCTTTCTGGTGGTGGCGCGCCCCGGTCAAGCCGGGAGCGCGTCGGAATTGGTGGAACGAGCAAAGGTGGTGCTGCCGTACTTGCTGCGGATCTCTGCCATGGTCTTGGTGCCCTTGTGCCACTTCATCCCCTCTTCGGCAAAATGCCAGGACCAGAGCTTTTTCGTGCTGCTCCACCGGCACCCGGCAGCCTTTAGGGCTTCCTTATGTTCGCGGGTGTTGCCGCCGATCCAGAGCCAGCGACCGCACAACTCAATTTCGAGACCGTCCAGCTTCAGCAGGGCCGCGATGATGGCGATGAAATCGCCTGCGCTCTCGGTGGTGGCGTGGGTCCGTCCGGTGGTATCCTCGGCGGCCTGCTCGTTCTGGCTGCGCTTCAGGACCTCAAACCGGGCGGAATACTCGGCGTTGATGGCCTGCATAGTGGCGGTGTCTCCGCCCATGTCGGGGTGGTTCTTCATGGCGGCGGCCTTGTAAGCCTTCTTCAGCTCGTCGAGGTTCTTGCAGTTGATGAAATAAGTAGTCATTGTGTAATCCTTTCCGGCCTGTCGGCCTGTGGCGTTGTCGTGTTTGCTTTTGTTGGCCTAATCATACGTCATTTCCATGACGCTGTCAAGCAGGCAAAATCAACAATCATTGCCATGACTTTTTGTGCAATTTTGTCATGGACATGATTTGCGGCGATTTTGTATAATGTAGTGCAAGAAAGGCGGTGAAATAATGGAGGAAAGGAAGCCAGATCGGCGGAATATATGGCAGAAAGAAAATCAAGAGCGCATCGTGGTAATGACGAGTAAGACAGAGCCACCAACCAAGGCCCAGATCAGAGCGGCAGCAGCCGCCGCAGGCCAGAGCGTCAACGCCTGGATCATTGAGGCCATCCGGGACAAGCTGTAACGAGCGCCAGAGCGTCGAGGGATAACACCCCCGGCGCTTTTCTCTTTATGAGCGGGGGCGGGGCGGCAGCAGCAGCGGGGGCAGGGAGAGAGGGGGAAGGAGAGGGGGACTATAGGGGGAGAGAATAGGAGAGTGAGAGATGGGGGCGTATTCCCCCTACCCCAGAGAGATAAATATATATTTCTTACAGGGGGGTGTTATATATATACTCTACCGAGAGAGTAGTGAAAGAAGGAGACAAGGCGAATAAAAAACGCGAGAGAACGAGAGAAAACGAGAGCAAAACAGAGCATTTGCGAGATATTCGGAGCTATTACGAGATTGGCGCAATTACCATTTTCGGGCAGATTTAAGGGGCTATTAAATATTTCCGTTGGGGCTGCTGGGTTTCGGCTGTTGCTGTGTCGATTCTGTGTATTTCCCTCGCCCGGTCGGGTGCAATTCCTGTTGGCTGCTCCGGCTGGGGGCTGATTCCATCAGGACGGGCCGAGGCTTCACCGGCTGGGGGTCAGGGGGCCAGAGGTAGAGACCAGAGAGCAGGGGGTTAGGGGGGTAGCGGAAAAACAGGGGGTGTCTCTCGCGCAGGGTATAGGGCTATATGCACACATCCCCTCTCCCCCTCCAAGAACTTTCATGTCAGCTGCGGGAAGCTATGCCGGTGCTTCCTCTGGGGGTGGCGGAAAAAGGGGGCGGGGGATTTTATGTAGAACATTACGAAAATAACTGAAACCCATTGCGTCCACTTGACGAAATATGCTTGAATGAAGTTGGCGGGATAGAACCCGCCTGCCTCCTGTGTCAGAGCCAGTTTTCACCTTCAGTTCCTTTCCTGTTGCCCGGTGGGTCCGAACAGCCCACCGGAGCATGGTTTCGTAGCTCAGTCGGAAGAGCGGCGGACTTCGTGAACCGATATGTCGCAGGTTCGATTCCTGCCGAAACCACCAGAATTTTTTGTGAGAGGGGGCCGAGGCATGGCTTATCAGAAGAAAAATCCCACTGCGGAAGAGCGCAAGGCGCACATGGACAACATGAACAAGAAGGCCGCCGCGGCCCACAAGAAGCAGACGATTGAGAGAATCAAGGCGTTCCTGAAGGAATCCAAGAAATACTTTGACACGCAGGACCGGCTGGAGCAGGCATACAGCGAGGCGGGCCTTGCCAATGCGATGCGATGGACGGTTCAGCGGCTTCAGGGGTATTACGACTACAACGATGGCCGGGAGGCCGAGGTGGTCGAAGCGCAGGTGGAAGCCTTTGAAGCGGGTGACGAGGAAATCACCGATCCCCGCTGCGTCATGAGCTACTACGTGCGGCTGGCATACCAGCGGATTCAGGAGCAGATCGACACCAGCCCCATCTACCAGGAAAAGGGCATGGTGACGCGAGGCATTTTTCTGAACAAGCAGAAGCGTCTGGGCGGCTATCAGGACAAGCAGGAGACCCGTCAGGACATCAGCGTGAACGTGACCTTCGGGGACGGCGTGGACGCAAGCGACTTCAAGTGAGGAGGCGGCGAGGTGAACGGCCTGATTTTGGTTTTATCCCTGATCTGCGGTGCGGCCAGCATAGGCGCTGCCGTATGCGCAGTGCTGATTTTGCGGCTGCTGCGGGAGATCAAAGCCCCCTCCCCCACGGAACCGGAGAAGCCGGAGGCGGAAGAGCCTACGGACCGGCAGAAAAGCGTGGAACAGGGCATTGATAACCTGATGACCTACGATCTGAACACCATGAAAGCCAGCCTGAAGGGGCGGGAGGTGTGATATGGCGGTTACGGTACAGCAGATTTTCGACATCGCCATCCACCTGATGGATTCCCAGAACGAATCCACCGGCTCCACGGACACGGCGGACACCAAGGAGTACAAGCTGCGGACCGTTTCTCTGCTGAACAGCGTTTTAGACCGGGCGTTTCCGTACAGCGACAACTACCGGGACGCTTTGGAGGCGGCGGGCGGCAAGCGGCCTATCTGCCCCAAGGTGACGGAGATGGCGGACGAGGTGGCGCTGGACGAGCGGATCTGCACCGGGGCGCTGCCCTACGGATTGGCAGGTCTGCTGCTGCTGGAGGAGGACCCCAGCCGGGCCAACTTCCTGTGGCAGACGTTTCTGGAACAGTTGGAGCTGTGCCGCCAGAGCCTGCCCAGCGTGATCGGTGACGTGGAAAACCTCTACGGCGGCATTGAGCACGGGGAGTTTGGAGCATGGTGGTAGATGGGACGTGGGTCTACCGCTGCCCTATCTGCGGGAAAGCGCTTCAGCACATCGAACCGGGCAGCGTGATCTACAACACGCCGATTTATTGCCGAAGATGCAAGGTGAGCCACTACCCCACCATTTTTGAGGGGCGGGAGCTGGATACAGACGTCCCCTTCCCCATCACACATGTACAGACGGAGGAATGACAATGAAAATGAAAACCTACATCGGCACGAAAATTATTGAGGCGATCCCTGCTATTCGCAAGGGTAGCACGGTCTACGAGAAAGACCAGCCCATCCCCAAGAGCATGGACCCCGAGGAGGAGGGCTATAAGGTCCGCTACCAGGACGGCTACGAGAGCTTTAGTCCAAAGTATGTGTTTGAGGCCGCATATCGGGAAACAGACTGCCTGAGTTTTGGCCTTGCCATTGAAGCAGCGAAGAAAGGGAAGAGAATTGCCCGCCGCGGTTGGAATGGCAAGAATCAGTATGTTGAGCTTGCGGAGCGCATCAGCTATGAGAACGCTGCGCATGAGGTGGTCAACGCCAATCACGAAGCTATCGGCAACAAAGCACTTGCTTTTGTCGGCACATCCGGCGTGCAGCTCGGCTGGCTGGCATCGCAGGCGGATATGCTGGCTGATGACTGGGAGATTGTGGAATAATTCTCCAGTAAACTGAATAAACGAGAGCCCAACGAGGCCATGAGAACGGCGAAAGCCGTTTCTTGTGGTCTCGTTTTTATTTTGCCATCAAAGCCAGACCAGGCTTTGAAAATACAAAGATCCGGCCAGACCAGGCCGGGGAAAGAGGCCAATATGGACGAAAACATGAACCAGATCCCCGAACAGGAGCCCGAAACTACGGACGCCTTTTTGGACGATTGGGACGGCGGCGCGGAGATGATGGCAGACCAGCCGGAGGAGACCGCAGAGCCGACGGAGACTGGCGAGGAAACGCCTGTCGAAGACCCCAGCGAGAGCGCAGAGACGCCGGATGAGGACACCGAGCCCCCCGCAGACGCGGAGCAGGCAGCCCAGGCGCAGCAGACCGAGGCGGAGACCGTGGACGCACGGCCCCAGACATGGGAGCTGCGGCACATGGGCGAGGTGCGGCAGGCCAACGAAGCGGAAATGGTGGCACTGGCCCAGAAGGGCATGGACTATGACCGCATCCGCAGCCAGTATGACGAGTTTAAGCCTGTGATGGAGATGGTCAACCGCTTTGCAAACCAGCAGGGGTTGAACACCAAAGACTACATTTCCAGGCTCCGGGAGCAGGCAAAGCAGGCCGAGGGCCTGAGCGAAGCGGACGCACGGCGCTCCGTGGAGCTTGAGGACCGGGAGGCCGTTGTGGCCGTCGCAGAAGCAGAGCGGCAGGCCCAGCAGGACGCCATGGCGCAGGCCCAGCGGGCCGAGGCCGAGGCGGCAAGCCGCCGACAGGCGGACATTCAGGAATTTCAACAGACATTCCCCGAGGCAGCAAAGGACCCTAACAGCATCCCGCCTCAGGTTTGGGCAGACGTGCGGAACGGCTCTTCTCTGGTAGCCGCCTACGCCCGGTACGCCGTGCAGCAGGCGCGGCAGGACGCGGCAGACGCCAAGCGGGAGACCACCTCCGTGTTGCAGAACCAGCGGAACGCGGAGCGCTCCACCGGCAGCATGAGAAGCGCCGGGGACAACTCCAAGACACGGGACGATTTCGGAGACGCCTTTGACAGTGCCATGTAACGGCTCTTTTGCCTATGGGGAAACCGGACGAAAGAGAGGTTTTTACCTATGGCTATCAACTACGCAATTAAGTACGCAACCAAGATCGCGGAGCGCTTCAAGAAAGCCTCCATCACCGCCGATGACTGCGGCAACAGCTATTCCTGGCTGAATCCCAACAGCCGCACCATCCGCATCGGCAGCGTGAACACCGTGCCTGAGACCCAGTACACCCGCAGCGGCTCTAACCGCTTCGGTGAGGTCCATGACGTGGGCGACACCCTTCAGGAGATGACCTGCGAACAGCAGCCCGCCTTCTCCTTTACCATTGACGCGCTGGATCAGACCGATCAGGCCATCCAGAAGTCCGCGGGCAGCGCTCTGCGCCGTCAGCTGGACGAGGTGACCATCCCCGGCATGGACAAGCACCGCATCAAGAAGTGGATCATGGGCGCGAACATCGCCGTCAAGGAGGCCACTGCACCTACCAAGGCCACCATCGGCGGTCTTATCATCGACCTGAACGCGAAGATGACCGACGCGCTGGTGCCTCTGGAGGGCCGCACCCTCTACATCGCCACCGAGTACTACAAGCTGCTCAAGCAGATGCCCGATTACATCGGCGTGGACGCTCTGGGCAAGGAGGCTCTGGCAAAGGGCGTTGTGGGCGAGTTCGACGGCTGCCGCGTGAAGCCCATCCCCACCAGCTATATGCCCGCCGGTGTGTACTTCTTCATCAAGCACAAGGGCTGCACCGTGGACCCTGTGAAGCTCCAGAAGTACAACATCCTGACCGAGGTGCAGGGCTATTCCGGCCCCGTGGTGCAGGGCGTGACCTACTATGACAGTTTTGTGCTGGGCGCCAAGGGCGACGGTGTTGCCGTTTGCGGCAATGCTGCGGTTCTGGCGGCACCCGTGATGTCTATCACCGGCCATGCCGTCAGCATCACCGCCGTGTCCGGCGTGGTGTTCAAGTACACCACCGACGGCACCAACCCCCGGTACTCCACCACCGCCGAGGTCTACACCGCCGCTGTGACCCTGACCGCCGGTCAGACCATGCGGGCCGTGGCCACCAAGGACGGCTGCGTGGGCATCGAGGGCACCAAGGATTACGAGTGATCTCATGGGAGGGGGCTTCGGCCCCTTCCCCCATATATGGTCGGAGCGGGTGCATGAACCCGGCCCGTCCACCAGATATAAGGAGCGGTTATGCCTCGATATAAACAGACAGCAGGTGGAACGGTACAGGTGGATCTGGGGACGCTGAACCCCAAACAAAAGCAGTTCTGCCAGTCCCGGAGCCGGTACACGGCTTACGGCGGCGCCAGAGGCGGCGGCAAGACACACGTTCTGCTGCGGAAGGCGGCAGGCGGCGCGCTCACTTACCCCGGCATTAAAATTCTGATCGTGCGCCGGGAGTACCCGGAATTGGAGCAGAACATCATCCTGCCTATGCAGAAGCTGATCCCGCCGGAGGTGGGCAGCTACAACGGCAGTATGCGCATGATGTTCTTCTGCAACGGCAGCATCATCAAGTTCGGACACTACGGAGCGGGAGACGATCAGGAATATCAGGGCCTTGAGTTTGACTGGATCTTCATGGAGGAGGCCACCCAGTTCTCAGAATCCCAGTTCCGCACACTGGGCGCGTGCTTGCGTGGTGCGACCAAGTTCCCCCGGCGGATGTATCTGACCTGCAACCCCGGCGGCATCGGCCACCTGTGGGTAAAGCGGCTGTTTGTGGACCGGGAGTATCGGGAGGGAGAAAAGGCCAAGGATTACACCTTTATCCCCGCCACGGTGGACGATAACCCCCAGCTTTTGGAGGCATCCCCGGAGTACAAGCAAATGCTGGACCTGCTGCCGGAGGATGTACGGCGGGCGTGGCGCTACGGTGACTGGAACGCCATGGCAGGCACGTTCTTCCCGGAGTTCCGCAAAGAAACTCATGTGATTGCGCCTTTTGTACGGGTGCCCCGGGAGTGGAAGAAATACCGGGCGTTCGACTACGGCCTTGATATGTTCGCCTGCCTTTGGGTGGCGGTGGACTTTGAGGGGCGGGCCTATGTGTACCGGGAGGTGCAGCAAAGCGGCTTGATCGTCAGCGAGGCGGCAAAGCTGGCAAATGCCCTGACCCCGCCGGAGGAGCACATTGAGTTCACCATTGCCCCGCCGGATATGTGGAACCGGCAGAAGGACAGCGGTCGGAGCATGGCGGAGATCTTCGCGCAGTACGGGTTAGGACTGCTGAAGGCCAGCAGCAACCGCGTGCAGGGCTGGATGGCCGTCAAGGAGCTGCTGAAGCCCATGAAGAGCGACACGGACCGGCCCGGACTGTTGGTGACGGAAAACTGCGTGGGTCTGATCCGCAACCTGCCTTCCATCCAGCATGACGAGAAAAACCCCTCGGACTGCGCCACGGAGCCCCACGAGATCACCCACATCTGCGACGCTGCCCGGTATTTCTGTGTCACCCGCGTTTTGGGTGCCCAGAAAACCGTGGAGAAGATCGTGGACGATTTTGACGAGGGCGAGGACTACGATGACGTGATGACGGGCGGAGAGATGACCGCCGATTATCTATCCTACGGATAAAGGAGGCCCAGACGATGGCTCAAATCACATCCAGCAACGATATTCAGGTGTTGAAGATCCGCCAGTTTCTGGGCCTGAACGAGAACCCGGACGGGGATACCAAGATCAAGAACGGCGAAATGAGCAAGATGCGGAACTTCCGCATAACGCGGGAGAAGCACTTGCAGCTGCGCCCCGGCACTAAGACGGTGCTGAACCTGAAAACGGCATGGGACGCATGGTGCGCGGAGAGCGGCCACACGGCCCCCACAGCAAACCCGGTTTTTTCCGGCGCGTGGGAGGGCGTGGTAGACAGCAAACAGCGGACCCTTGCCGCCTTCGGCGGGCTGGTTTTCTCTCTGGACCCGGCGGCGGCAACAACCAAGGTTGTGGGCCAGTGCACGCAGGACCAGACCTCGTTCTTCGGCTTTTCCAATAAGGTCTACCTGCTGAACGGCCATGAATACATGAGCTGGGACGGCAAAGAGGACAGCAGCTTTGCGACGGTGGAGGGTTATATCCCCACGGTGATGAACGCAACCACGCCTGCGGGCGGTGGGTTTCTGCTGGAAAACGTAAACCGGCTGACGGGCAAACGGAAGGTGCTGTATTCCCCCGACGGCAAGGAGACGGTTTTCCACATCCCGGAAAAGACGGTGGATGAGATCATCTCCGTGAAGATCGGGGACACGGCGCAGACCTACACCTCTGACCTGACGGCGCGGACCTTCACCATTACCCCCGCCCCCGCCGCTGGCACCAACACACTGGAGCTGATCTACCGCAGCGGCAACGGAGAGCGGGCGCAGGTAACGGGGATGCGCTTCTCTGAGCTTTACAACGGCCAGACGGACAGCCGTGTGTTCCTCTACGGAGACGGCACCAACAAGACCATTTACTCCGGCATTGATTCCGCCACCGGCAAGCCTTCGGCGGAATACTTCCCGGATCTGTACGAGGCGGAGGTTGGCGAGGCCAACACGCCTATCACCGGCATGGTGCGTCATTACGCACGGCTGGTGGTGTTCAAGCAGGACGCCACCTACTCCATGAGCTATTCCACGCTGGTAACGGCTACGGACGTCACCACGGCGGCATTCTATGTGACCCCTGTCAACCGGCAGTTCGGCAATAAGGCTCCGGGACAGGTGGACATTTTGGAGAACAACCCCCTGACGTTGGACGATCAGGCGGTGTACCGGTGGCGGAGCGTATCCACCAGCGGCAACATCACCTTTGACGAGCGGAACGCAGAACGGATCTCCGACCGGGTAGAGGTGACGCTGCAAGGCTTTGATATGAAAGAGACCCGGACCTTCAACCGGAAATCGGCGCAGGAATACTGGTGGATGTACGGAGACAAGGCGCTGATCCTGAACTACGGCGCGGACGCATGGTATCTCTACACCGGATTGAGCTTCCGGGCCATGGTGGAGATAGGGCTAGAGACCTACGGCTTCCGGCCTGACGGCGGCGTGGTGCATCTTTCCCGGCAGTACCGGAACGACGACGGCAAGGACATTGACGCCTACGCTGCCACCGGCTCCATGGACTTTGACCGGGACTGGGTGCTGAAATACAGCCCGCTTATTTTCGTGGCGATCCAGCCGGAGAGCAACGCGCGGGTGCATGTGACGGTGGAGACCAACCGCCGCAGCGACTACCCGGAAAAGATTGTCTCTTCCGGCCTTGCCACTTTCGCCCATGCGGATTTCGCCCACTGGTCTTTCGGCACCAACCGAAAGCCGCAGGTCCGGCGGGTGAAAATGAAGGTGAAGAAGGCCACCTTCTACAAGCTGGTATTCAAGAGCAAATCGGCATCGTCTACCGCAACGGTTCTGGAGACGGACGTGCAGCTCCGCTATACCGGAAATGTGAAATAAAGGGGTGATCCCATGAGCAAACAGACGATGACCCCGGAGCGGGTCGGTAAAGAATACAACGCGGGCGTCAGCTTCAACAGCGGCATTGACCTCTATGACTGCGTGGAAACCAATGAAAATTTCTTCATCGGTAAGCAGTGGGAGGGCGTGCAGAGCAACGGCCTCCCCACCCCCGTATTCAACTTTATGAAGCGGGTGGTGCTGTTCTCCGTGGCGAATATCTCCACGGACAACCTGAAGCTGTGGGCGCGGGCCATGTCCTCCAGCGGGGAGCGGAACACGCAGACCTTGGAACTGGTGGCCGACATTCTTAACGATCAGTTCGCGTCCATCTTTGAGCACAACAGTATCGGCGGGCGCATCCGGGAGTATACCCGCAACGCCGCCGTGGACGGTGACGGCTGTATGTATACCTACTGGGACGATACGGCGGAGACCGGGCAGGCAAGCAAGGGGGCCATCCGCACGGAGGTTCTGATGAACACGCAGGTTTTGTTCGGCAACCCCAACAACCGGGACGTGCAGAGCCAGCCCTACATCATTCTGGAACGGCGGATGCTGCTGAGTGAGGCCCGGAAGCGGGCCAAGCGGTACGGTAAGGACCCGGACGAGATCCAGCCGGACAACAAGGACTGCGGCAACAACTACATGGATTCCATGAGCGGCAGCGGGAACAAGGTGACGGTGCTGCTCCGGCTGTGGAAGGATGACGAGACCGGCACCGTCCACGCCTACGAGTGCACCCGGCAGGCGGAGATCCGGGGTGATCTGGACCTTGGTATCAAGCTGTATCCCCTGACGTGGATGAACTGGGACTATGTGCAGGACTGCTATCACGGACAGGCCATGATTACCGGCCTGCTGCCCAACCAAATCTTTGTCAATAAGCTGTTCGCCATGTCCATGATCTCGCTGATGACGCTGGCCTATCCGAAGGTGGTATACGATTCCACCAAGGTAGCCAAGTGGACGAACAAGATCGGAGGGGCTATTCCGGTAAACGGCAGTGTGGAGGGCGTGGCGAAGATCATTGACCCCGCCAGCATCTCCCCACAGATCAGCCAGTTTATCGACATTGCCATCAGCTACACGCAGAAGTTCCTCGGCGCATCGGACGTGGCGCTGGGCGATACTCGCCCGGACAACACCTCCGCCATCATCGCCTTGCAGCGGGCGGCGGCAACGCCCATGGAGCTGACGAAGCAGAACCTTTTGCAGAGCATTGAGGATCTGGGCCGCATCTACATGGAGTTCATGGGCGAATACTACGGAGAGCGGTATGTGGAGATCTCCAACCCCTATGACAACAGCAAATTGGTAGTTCCCTTTGACTTCTCTATCCTGAAGGAGATTCCCTTTACCATTGGCCTGGATGCGGGCGCGGCTTCTTACTGGAGCGAGATCGCCGCCATGCAGACGCTGGACAATCTGCTGATGCAGGGCAAGATCTCCACGGTGGAATATCTGAAACGTCTGCCCGCCGGACAGATTACCGACAAGGAGGCGCTGATTCAAGCCCTCCAGCAGCAGGAACGTGCCATGATGGGTGGTCAGCCGGGAGCAGAGGGCGAACAGCCGATCACTCAGGAAGAAACCGTCCCCATTCGGGGCGGGGCCGGATACGGCCAGTTGCAGCGGAAAATCAACGAGACCGGCGAAGTGCCGAAAACGGAGGTAGGTGCTTAAATGGATAAGCGATTGACAGCGGACCTGAACGTGGTAGCCAACTCCAATCTGGAAATCCAACTGCTGGACGGCGATCTGAACATCATTCAGAAGTTGGACGATGAGCCGAACGACGTGGGCGGTTTGACCAGTGCGGAGCTGAAAGCCAAGTTTGATGAAGGCGGCAACATCATCAAGAAGTACATCAACGAGACCCTGATCCCGTCGGTTCTGACGGATGACGCCACAGAGGAGAGCCGCAAGCAGGCGGAGGCGGCGCGTGTTGCAGCAGAGCAGGGGCGCGTGACCGCCGAAGAGGGCCGGGTATCTGCTGAATCTGGGCGGGTATCCGCTGAGCAAGGCCGGTCTGAGGCCGAATCCTCCCGCGTCTCTGCTGAAAACGCCAGAGCGCAGGCAGAGACCGCCAGAGCAGACGAGACCGCCGGTATCGTAGCCCGTGCAACCGCACAGGCCAATGCGGCGGCGGGCAGCGCGTCCCAAGCCGCAGGCAGTGAGCAGAGCGCCAAGGACGCGGCGGGTACGGCCATCGGTGCGGCAAGCTCCGCCAGTCAGTCAGCGGCGGCAGCGGCCAGCTCCGCGTCTCAGGCCAGCGCGGCAGCGGCGGCAGCGGCGCAGAGCGCGTCCAGTGTGGACGGTATCAACAAAACCGCCCAAAGCTGGGCCGTAGGCGGCACCAACACCCGCCCTGGTGAGGACACGGACAACGCTAAGTATTGGGCAGAGCAGGCACAGGCAGCGGTTGGCGGCGACTTCGCTACCAAAACGGAGGCGCAGGGCTATGTATCAACGCATAACCAGAGCGTTGACGCCCACGCCGACATCCGGGAAGCACTGAACGGCAAGGCGGCGGGGAAACACGCCAGCCAGCACGGGAAGAATGGGGCAGACCCCATTACCCCTGCGGCCATCGGGGCGGCGTCTCTTGGAGCGGACGGCAAGGTGCCTGCAAGCCAGCTGCCGGAGATCAGCTCCGTCAAGACCTACACCGCCACCATTGGAACCACATGGACAGAGGACAGCAACACCGGGGTCAAGACCCAGAGCGTGGCGATTCCGGGGGTGCTGGCAAGCCATACGGCCACGGTGGACCATGCCTACACCGGCAGTGGGACAAGCGATGATTACGCGGCCTTTGTGGAGGCGGAAAACCAGTACCTGACCTATATCACCAATGGCTACGCAGAGACCTATGACGGCGGTATCAAGTTTACCATCTTCGGGGACGCCAACACGGTTGCGATCCCCATTGTGGCGGAGGTGAGCTGATGGGCCATGTAACGGTGGTTGGCGGGTGCAGAGCGAAAGCACCGTCAACCGGTATCTTGGCAAGCACTTTGCCGGTGGGGTCTACGGTCAAACTCATGGAAAACGGCGCGGCTGTTGAATACTTGGTTGTCAACCAAGGCATCCCGGAAAACAGCAGCCTGTATGACGCAAGCTGTGACGGAACGTGGCTGCTGCGGAAAGATATACGTGAGTTACTTGCATATAACAGTTCCGAAAACAATAGATACAAAGAATCTGCCGCCCACAATTACATCAACGATACATTTTTAAACCTGTTTGGAGGAATGGAACAGACTGTTATTAAGCAGGTTAAAATCCCCTATGTGAATGGGACTAGCGGCGCGGGAATTGCTTCCGGTGCATCTGGACTGTCTGCAAAAGCCTTTCTACTATCCGGTTATGAGATTGGGATTGGGGGAGCAGATTATTTGCCAAGAGATGGCGCAAAATTGGACTACTTTGATCAGATTGCTGGTGCAGACCCAAAACGTATTGCATACCTAAACGGTTCGGCATCTTTTTGGTGGCTTCGCTCTCCATACACATACAGAGCAAGCACAACTAACGTGTGGTACGTTGACAATAATGGTGGCTGCAATACTATCAGATCAACTTACCAGTATGGCGTCCGCCCTGCCCTCATTCTCTACAGCAATGCACTATTTGACAAGACCACCATGATTTTGAAGGGAGCGGCATAATGGGACACGTTTTATTCCTTCGGAAGGGCAGTGTGCATACGGCCCCGGTAACGTACAAGGCGAATTTTGCGGATAATACGTGGGCGCAGATCATTGATGCCTGCCACAAGAACCAAGTGCCGGAGACGTGGGTAGTAGGGAACCAGAAAGCCATGACGATTAACGGGGCAGATTACGTTATCGACATTATCGGCAAGGGGCATGACGATTATGCCGACGGTTCCGGGAAAGCACCGCTGACCTTCCAGCTGCATGACTGCTACGCGTACGTAAACCGGATGAACAGCTCCAACACCAACGTAGGCGGCTGGACGAGCTGCGCCATGCGGCAGACGCACCTGCCTGCCATCCTTGCCCTGATGCCGACGGAGGTGCAGAACGGCATCCGGGAGGTGAACAAGCTGACATCGGCGGGCAGCCAGAGCAGCACCATCAACACCACGGCGGACAAGCTGTTTCTGCTGAGCGAGATCGAGATTTTCGGCAGCGTCACCTATTCCAAGAGCGGCGAGGGCACACAGTACGACTACTACAAGGCGGGCAACAGCAAGGTGAAGAACCGCAACGGCAGCGCGGGCTTCTGGTGGGAGCGCTCTCCGCATGGCGGCAGCGGCATATATTTCTGCTATGTCTACAGCAGCGGCTCCGTCAACTATGACTACGCGAGCTATGAGAACGCCGTTTCCTTCGCCTTCTGCTTCTAAGGAGGTGGCATAATGGGAAAAGTGATTATGAGCGGCATTGTGCCGACGCTGAAAGCACCGGTGACGGGGGTGCTGGCCTCCAGCCTTGCGGTGGGGTCCACCGTGAAGCTGATGGAGGGCGGCACGGCGGTGGAGTATCTGGTGGTGAATCAGGGGATTCCCAGTAATTCCAGCCTGTATGACGCAAGCTGTGACGGAACGTGGCTACTGAGGAAGGATATTCACAGCAACCGGCAGTGGGACCCCAGCTACGTAAACAAGTATGAAAGCAGCGAGATCAACACGTGGCTGAATGGAGACTTTTTCAACAGCCTTGGGAACGTGGAACGTGCAACTGTCAGGCAGGTGAAGATCCCGTATCGGGCTGGCGGCGGTTCTGGCGGCACCGACCAGAGCGGCGCGAACGGTCTGTCCTGCAAGGTGTTCCTGCTGTCCTGCTATGAATTGGGCTGGACGACCAGTAACAGTTCGATGTACCCGGTTGACGGTGCAAAACTGGACTACTTTATCGCCGGGTCCGCTGGAAAATCCTTGCGTATTGCGCATTTGAATGGAACCGTTAATGATTGGTGGACACGTTCCCCCTATGCCAGTGGAACCAGCAATGCGTGGTTTATTCAGACCGATGGCAACAGCAATAGTTCTGGCGCATCCAACTCGCACGGTATCCGCCCCGCTTTGGTTCTTCCCAGCAATGCACTATTTGACGAAACCACCATGCTTTTAAAGGGCGTAAAGTAACGGGAAAAGCCGGAGGGTCAATCCTCCGGCAGGTCCCACAGGGCTTCCGACGCTTTCTGCTGGGCGACGATTTTGCGCTTGAGTTCGTCCAGCTCGTCCAGCAGCTCCACGGTCATGTAGTAGAGTTCTTCGTAAGCCTGTTTCTGCGCTTCGGTCATGTTGACCACCCCCTTTGAGGGGATGATACCACAGGGGCCGTGTCGAAACGCGTCGGAATGTGGCGCAATAACAAATTAAAACCGGTTGAAAAGTCAACCGTAAAAATGAAAGGGGTATACATTATGGAAAAGAAGTTTGCTGAGATCATCAACGAGGGCTGCAAGAGCGGCAAGACCATCGAGGCCATCAACGCGGAGCTGAAGGAGGCGGGGGCCAACTTCCACCTGAATCCTGACGGCGGCGTGGCAAGCTGGACCGAGGCGGAGATGGCCGATGGCTTCATCCCTGCGGAGACCGAACCCGCCGACGTGAAACACCTGCATGACTATATGCGGCGTGACCCCGCCAAGGCCAACACCGAGGAGGAGGTCTGGACGCCGGAAGGCCATTACCGTATTACCTTCGACGAGGATGGTCGTCCTGAGAAGGCCGTGCGGGTGTGACCACCGAAAGGAGGTACACAATGAACGCTTTACACATTAAAAACACGGTGTTGGCGGTGCTGGCTGCGGCTGGCTCCGCCATCGCCCAGGCACTTGGAGGTTGGGACGTGGCTCTCAAAGTTCTGATCTGCTTTATGGCGTTGGATTACGCCACGGGCTGGCTGGTGGCAGCGATCTGGCACAAGTCCGGCAAGAGCAAAACCGGGGCGCTGAGTTCCGACGCCGGGTTCAAGGGGCTGGCGAAGAAGTGCGTCATGCTGGCGCTGGTATGGATGGGGGCATTATTGGATCAGGCCACATCCAGTGATTTTGTACGGGACGCAGTGTGTATGTTTTTCATCGCCAACGAGGGACTGTCAATTTTGGAGAATACGGCAGTAATGGGGGTCCCCTACCCGGCCTTCGTGAAAAATATGCTGGATGCAATCCGTCAGGCCAGCGATCAGGGGAAACAGAATACGGAGGCTCACACATGAGCACGAGAGCGGGAACCGTCCCGCTCTCCGTCCTCCAATTCATCAAGATCTATTTCAACCGGAAGCGTCTCCGCTCCACCACGGCCAACCTGAAAAAGATGCTGGCGGAGGCGGGCGGGGACGCTATCTGCAACGGCTCCATTTTTCTGCGGAACCAGGCACCCGCCTGCCATTTGAAGGCAGACGGGCAGACCCGCAAGACCCCCAATTACCGGGCGTGGGCCATCAGCTGGAACACCCCGGCGGACTTCGGCGTGAAAACCGTGCCCAATGGAGACCGGAATTACATGGAGTGCGTTCACCTCATCATCGGCGGGAAGAAGATCAACCCCATCCACTGCGGAGCGGATATGCGCTACCGTGCGCCACGAACGGCCATCGGCATCAAAAACGGGCGGTTCGCCTACTATGTGAGCAAGGCCAGGCGGACACCGGAACAGCTCCGGGACCTGTTGGCCGCGTCCGGCTGGGACGACGCCATTATGATGGACGGCGGCGGGTCTACTTGCTTCATGGACAAGAACGGAAAGGGCTTTGCCGGGGACGGGCGGGTGATCCCGTTCTTCCTCGTGTGGAAAAAGAAAAGCGGTGACGCGTGTGAGCCGGAAGGAGAGAAACCCATGGTAGAGATCAACGCCTATTCCAAGGCGAAGGACGGCAACAAGAAGCTGTCCACCCATTTTAAAGTGAAAGAATTTGCCTGCAAGGACGGCTCCGATGCCGTGCTGGTAGCGCCCCGGCTGGTGATGGTTTTGCAGAGCATCCGCAGTCACTTCGGCGCGGCTGTGACCATCAACAGTGGGTATCGCACGCCCCAGTACAACGCTAAAGTGGGCGGCGTGGCCCACAGCCAGCACTGCTACGGCACGGCGGCAGACATTACCGTGCGGGGACAGAAGCCAGCAGCGGTGGCAGCCTACGCCAGACAGCTGATGCCAGACTGGGGTGGCGTGGGCGTATACAGTCAGAAGGGCTTTACCCACATTGATGTGAGAGAGGTCAAATCTGACTGGAACGGATAAGGAGGACCATGTATGGCAGGGTACTACGATAAAAACAAAGACTACTCCAAGGAGCTTCAGCGGACGGACCTGTCCTCTTCCGAGCGGGACCGGCTGACCAAGGAGCGCGAAAATAAGATCGCTGACAAGTATAGCGGCAAGGAGCCCAACATGATCGGCTCCGACAAGACCTACAGCCAGACCTATGACAAGGGCGGCAACCGGCGGGACAACGGCAGCTCCGGCGGCAGCTCTCAGGGCCCCTTCGGCGGGGTTTCTTATACCCGCAATGACAATGGCGGCGGTATCTACGGGATGCCCACCAGCAATTCCGATGTGAAAAACTACAAGCAGGGCGGCGTGACCCATCAGATAGGCGCGGACATGAGCCGCCGCATGGATCTGGCGGGCCGTGCGCAGGTGTCCAACGGCTATACCGTGTTTTATGACGATGACGGCTACGCTTACAAAGCCGTGAAGGGTGTGGCGGACTACACCCCCCATCAGGACATCAACGCTGGGAACGGCAGTTACGGCAAAAGCGGCGCGTGGACGGACAACGAGATGCTGTCTGCACTGGACCGCTCCAAGATTCAGGACATCCGCAACCGGCTTCAGCGGGGTGAGATTACCGGCGATCAGGCCAACCAGGCGGCAAACGCCATCCGCGCCGGGTACGGCTACACCATTGATAAAAACGGCTATGTGACGGACAGCGGCGCTCTTTCCTCCGTGAATGATCTGCGGCGGCGGCTGGGTCTGGACGTCAGCCCGGAAAGCGCGGAGCTGGCCTACTACCGCTATCTCATGGGCACGGACACCTCCCCCATTGCACAGGCCAGTGGCAAGGTGCAGTCCTTCGGGGACTATCTGGCGGAGAACGGCGGCGTACAGGCCGGGACTACCGGCTACGGAACACCGGCATACAGCCAACAGCGGGTCACGGATATTAACGCAGGCGGCACCCCGGCCAGCAATTTCACGGCGCAGACCGGCACGAGTTTTGACATCGGAGACGGCAGCGACTATCTGAAGGAGCTGTACGCCAAGAAGGTAGCGGCGGAGCTGGCGGCGCTGAAATCCGCCTACGAGCAGAACACCGCCACACTGGATGCCAACCGTGCACAGATCGCGCCGGTATATGACATTGCCCGGAACAGCGCGGCCAACCAGAACGCTTTAAGCCGGGGCGCGTTTCAGGAGATGGCGGTGGCCAACGGCCTGAACACCGGCACCACCGGACAGGCGGCGCTGGCACAGGACGTCGTGCTCCAGCAGAACCTTTCCCAGATCGACCGGGAGCAGGCGGAAAAGACGGCGGCTATCGACCTCCAGCGGAGCCAGCTTGACACGGAGTACCGGAACGCCATTGCCAAGGCGGAGGCCACGGGAGACGCGGAGCTGGCAAACGCCCTGTATGAGGAATACGTGCGCCAGCAGAATCTTTACGCCAAGTACGGCGGGCAGACCGGCGGCTCCGGCTCCGGCAGCTCCGGCGGCAGCACCGTGGTAAAACCGACGCTGACCGCCAGTCAGGTGCAGTCCGCCCTGAAAAACGGTATCGTGACGGATGACGTGATCTCCGCCTTTGATTACTACTACGGGCAGGGGGCATACGATTCTCTGTACGGCACCGGCAAGCTGACGTCCGGCGGGTCCTCCGGCGGCGGCAGCACAGGCAAAAAGAAGGGAAGCTACTCCAACGGCTCCCTGACCAATCAGCAGGTGAAGCAGCTCCAGAAATACTACGGCGTGTCTCAGGACGGCAAGTGGGGGGCCAACTCCAAGAAGGCCGCAGGCGGCCTGACGGCTGACCAGGCATGGGCGAAGTATCAGGGCGGCGGCAGCGGCAGCAGCAACTACGGGAACATCCGTAGAACGATCACGGGCTATATGTCTCAGGGAAACTACGCAAAGGCGCAGAGCTACCTGAAATCCAACTGGAACAGCCTGACAGAGGCGCAGCAGAAAGAACTCTCCGCGATGTTCGGATAAGGAGGCTATACGATGGCGGTAAAAATGCCGGATCTGATCGCTTACGGCGAGCGGGTCAACAAAACACAGAATAACAGCGGCGGCGTTCGGATACCGGACCTTGTAGCCTATGGTAAGCGGGTGGAAACGCAGAAGGCCAAGAAGACGAGGGCCGTTACGCCTTCTGTCTCCCCCCGGCCCATGGAGAACGCCAGCGTTGGGAACAGTCGGCCCAACAGCCGCCTGCTGGCAGACGTGCGGACCGGCGGCACCACGCCCCCCTCTCTGGATAACGGGCGCGTGGGGAAGGTGATCTCCGGTGCAGCGAAGTCCACCGGCTCCGCCTTTACGAATCTGGGCGGTGTACTGGCAGAGGGGGCCGGGAAGCTGAACACCCAAATCGCCAACCAGAACGCCGGGGAATCCCTGCAAAGCGACCATGACGCGGTGAAGCGGTATGAGAAGATGCTCCGGGACGTGAAGTGGGCCAACGGCAAGCCCATGACGGCGGCGGACGTGAAGCAGGTGCAGAGCTACCTCTCTGCCGCAAAACGCCGCATCGCGGCCCACGAGGGCTACACCAAGGCGGTGGAGCGGTCCGACAAGGCGGTGGCGGACAAGGCATATCAGAAGGCGGACCGTCTGTCCCAAAGTTCCGCCAAGGATGTGGCACAGGCCAAGGAAGGGCTGGGGCCGGTGGGCCAGTTCGCCGTGGATCTGGGCGTTCAGGGTGTGCAGATGGCGGGGGATGTGGCAGCCAGCGCCGTGCTCCCCGGTGCCGGTCTTGCCCTGATGACGGCCCGTTCCGCCGGGAGCAGCGCCCAGCGGGCCAGACAGTCCGGGGCCACCTATGGCCAGCAGCTTGCCTACGGACTGGGCAACGGCGCTTTGAGCCTTGGAACAGAGAAAATTTCCAACGTTTCTAAGCTGTTTCAAAAGACGTTTGGCCGCGGCCTCGCGGAGAAGGCCGCCAGCAAGTTAATCGCAAAATTTGGCGAAAACACAGCCGTTCAGGTCATGAGCGACCTTGCCAAGCGTCCCGCCGGGAGGCTGGCCCTCTCCATGATCTCCGAGGGCGGAGAAGAATTTCTGGAAGATGTTGCCCAGCCCTTTTTGCAGCGGGCCACCTATGACCCCTCTGCCCGGTTCGATCTGAGCGATGCACTGTATGACGCGGCGGTGGGCGCTGCCATGGGCGGTATCGGCGCGGGTGTTGACGTTATCCGGCAGCGTGGAAACGGTCAGGCGGACGCACAGCCCACGCAGGAGGCACGCCCGGAGGTGCGGGAAATTGATACCCCCACCCCCGCAAACGCCGCAGAGGGCACGCAAAACGCCGCCCCCGGTGTGGAGACGGCGGTTAACGAAAATGGGCTGAACTCTTATTCTGAGCAAGAACGGGTGAACCTTTCCAGCGGAAAGAAGAACAAGGTTATATCCACCCTTCAAGATGCGGTGAGCTTTGTACGCAACGCGCTTTCTAATAAACAGAACGTGGACCGTGCGTATCTTGGCAAGGTTCCCGACCGTGTCGCTCAAAAGGTTTTGGCTGATACCGGCGTAGATATTCGCGGAATGGGAGCCATGATGAATGGTAACGATGTGCGCCATATCATGAAGGATCACGGAGACCCCATAGCAGAGACGGCGCGTGGGCAAGTCCCGGTAACACCAGATGATATTGCCCGGATTCCAGAGGTCATCTCTGCGCCGGATCGCGTTACCGTTTCTCTGGAAACGGATTCCAAAGGCCGAACGGCACTGGTATTCGAGAAGCAAATCGGAGATAAATACATCACTATTCAGGGCGTTTCCGACGGGAAGCATGTATTGCAGACAGATACCCTGTATATAAGAAAAGGGAAAACCCGCACGGCACAGGACACGATGGCGGGTACTCCAGAGAATACTGCCCCCGTGATTAACGCCCGAAGCGAACTGCCGCAAAGTTTTCCCAATCTTGATTCTAACATAGCACAGGGGGAGAAAAATGTCAAGAACGGGGGTGCGGCGGAGTTTGACACGCCGGGAGATGCAAGGTATGACAATCTGGGCAGCGCACGGCAGGGCTTTACCACCCCCGGTATGGAGGGCACGGAGCAAACCAGCCGACTTGCGGATACCCTGCCATACAACCAGTATCAGGAATCTGCAACCGGCTTAACCCGTGAGGACTACGCCAAGATTTTCCGCTACGAGAGCCAGACGGAAAGCAAATCCCTCCATTTGGCAGAGGAATTGGTCTACGTCATGAAGGACGGCCAAAAAACCTTCCTGCGGGACGTAGACGAGAGAGCTTTTCACGAACTGGTGCAGTCTCTGGACGATGCCACGGCATGGAATGGCCCGCAGACGGACGCGGCCCGGATGATCCAGTCAGAATTGCAGGGGAAATCCGTGGATGCTGAGATTCCTGATACGGAATACACGGATTTTCTAAAAATCATGCGGGAGCACGAGACTGCTACCGGACAGGGCGTTCAGGCAAACGCTAAGTGGAGCCGGAAGGACAACAGCGGCGGGCAGGCTTCGGAGCTGGACGCATGGAACAATCTGGAGCAATCCAACCTATCTGACGCGGAAAAGACCGAAGCCTTCCGGCGGATCATAAAGTGGGATACGGACATTGAAGCGGTCAAGTCCGGGGACACCCAAGCCATGAAGGATATTATTCTGGATGTGGCAAACGAACGTGGCGTACTGGGCGGGGCAACCCGGAAAATTGCGGAGAAAGCGTTGGATTCTCTGACGTTTGACCAGCTGAAACAGTTTGCATATGCCTCCACTTCTGCCATGAGCACGGACGCCACCCCCGCCAACACCGGGCGGAAGGCAAAGACCATTCAGGTTCTGGCCATGCTGTCCAACCCCAAGACGGCAGCGAAAAACATTGTGGGGAACTCTTCCTTCTATCTGCTGGATGCCCTTTCCATGAAGGGCGGTGCCCTGCTGGACACGGCTGTTTCCAAGCTGACGGGAACCCGTAGCGTTGCCAATGAAAAGGTGCTTTCCAGAGAAGCCCTCCAATCCGCCATGAAAGCGGCCAATATGTCCATTGCGGAGATTGCACTGGATGTGGACATGGGCAGTGACCAGAGCCGCTACGGAACAGGAAGCCAGCGCACGTTCAAGATGAACGGCGAGGGCGTTTTCAACACCGGAACAGGAGTTGACAAGTTCGGCGAGCGGGTTCTTTCCACGCTGGAACGCAATCAAGCATACCTCCTGAACGCCACCGACGAATTTTTCAAAGGGGCTGCCCGGAATGTGGAGGGCAACATCCAGAAGCTGGTGGATGAGGGGAAGATTAAAACCACGGACAAGAACTACGCCAGGAATCAGGCGGAGCAGCTTGCCAAATATCGGACATTTCAGGATAACAGCAAACTTTCCGTTGTCATTCAGGAAGTTCACGATGCTTTGAATCTGTGGGGGTTCGGGGACAGCGGAAGGAAACGCAACGAGAGAACCATCCATTCTTTTGGCGCAGGCGACATTGCCGCGCCCTTTATCCGGGTTGCGGGCAACCTTGTTTCCCGCGGAGCGGAATACTCTCCCTACAACGTCATCAAGGGCACCGGCGAGATTGTGGGAGCCGCCGCAAAAGCCGCCGGAGGGAATACGGACGTTTCCCTACAGGCCAAGGGCGTATCCGATTTTGCCAGAGGCATGACCGGCACCATGGTCGCCGCCGGGTTTATGGTGATTGCCAAAATGGGGCTCATGCGGAAGGCGGACGATGAGGACGATGAAAAGGTAGCAGCACTGAACCGGGCCGAGGGCATGACCGGAACACAATTCAACTGGTCGGCATTCCAGCGGATGTTGAGTGGCGGCGATACGCAATGGCAGAACGGGGACACCCTGATTGACATATCCAGCATCGAACCGCTGAACCTTTTGGCGGATTTGGGTGCTGAAATGGCGAAATCCGATGAAAACCCGGTGATATCCTCCTTTAAGGCGGCTCCGAAATCCCTTGTGGACGCATCGTCCAGCCTTCCGGTTGTGCAGTTTCTCGGAGACGTGGGAACGGATATCTTGAAGTATGGGAACGACCCCATTGAATCCATCTCCAAGGAGGCGGCCAGCACCCTTGCGGCTTCGGTGGTTCCCAATGCTCTTCGGGCAACCGCACAGGGGCTTGATGACCGTCCCCGTTCTACCGGCTACGCGGACACCTTTGCGGAGCGGTTGGCTTTAGAGGCAAAAAGCCGCATTCCCGGACTGCGAGAGACGCTCCCCGGTTCCGTTGACGCGCTGGGCAATGAACGGATGTATCAGGGCACTACGCCGGAACGCCTGTTTAATTCCATGCTGAACCCCGTTGGAGTGAACCACTACCAGCAGGGTGAGCTGTCCAAGGAGCTGGAATCCCTGCGGGAACGCTCTGGGGGGAACACCTCTTTCTACCCCACAAACCGCATCCCGAAGGAGATCTCTTTCACGGACAAAAACGGCAAAACGCACACCGCCCAAATGGACTATGAACAGCGACAAGACTTCCAGCGGACGCGCGGCACTGTGACGAATGGAACCATGATGGCTATGACCGGCACCCGCGCATACAAGAAAGCAAGCGCAGAACGTCAGGTAGAGCTGATGGCGAAATGCCAGTCTTACGGGTATGAAGTGGCGAAAGGCGGCGTTCTGGGGAAAGCTGCTATGGAATCGTGGGCGGTCAATGCGCAGACCTCCAAGAAGGACGTCGGCCTGTCTACGGTGGAGTTTCTGGCCCTGTACACCGATGACCGCTATAAAAGCTATCTTTCCGGTAAGGCATACGAGAAAACGAAAGAAGCCTATCGTGCGGGTGTTTCGGTTGAGGAATATGTTGGGCTGAAAGAGAGCGCCGATACAAACGGCAATGGAACAATCAGCAAGGCGGAGGCCAGCGCGGCCCTTGCCGGTCAGGAAAACCGGGCGGATCTGTGGGACATTATCTGCACCACCAACGCCAAGAACCCCTATAAGTAAGAAAACACCCCCGCCGGAAGGCGGGGGATGTTTTTATACATAAGGGTACAGGAGGCGGAAAGTCTCGCGGCCCTTGGGGGTGACCATGGTCTGAACGCCGCTCCACGCCGTTTTGTCGTTAAAGCTCTCCTTGACCTCAAAAAGCCCATCGTTCTTATTCTCATAGGGCATGAGCTTTTCTTTCTTATCCCGGTAGATGTACTTCTTGTCCAACAGGAACTGGGTAAACTTCCGGGGCGGGATGCCAAGCTCCTTGGCGGTGTCGCGGAAGCTGGTGAGGGTGTTGCGCTCCACCAGTTCATCAAAGTAATCGGCCTTGGGGGCCATGATGGCGTTTTGCACCTGCAAGGAAGAAATGCGGGCGTCCCGCTCCGCCAAGGTCTGCTCCGCCACCTTGATGGCCTTTGCCATGAGTTCCGCGGGGGAAAGGTCATTCTGCCCGGCGATATAGCCGCCGCTGCGGCGGATGGCGGGGAGGACTTCGGCGGTGACCCACTTGCGGAAGGGCTTTGCCTCCGGCTTATCGGAGCGGAGGATCACATTGTACAGGCCGCTCTCGCTGATAATATTCATGCTTTGACGCCCGCCAAGGGTATCGATTTGACCGACCCCCTTTTCATCTGTGTCAAGGCGTGCATAAACATCAGACACATTTCCAACGCCCAGCACCCCGCACACATCCTTCAGGACGAACCAAGGGGCACCGTCTTTCCGCACCGTGCGGACTTCCGCGCCGCTATAAACAAAGGTCTGCATCTCGTTCATACCCACACCCCCTTAATTCACCGCGCTTCCCACGCGGTCCGAGAGGGCGGCGAGGGCGTCGCAAATCAGGTCAAGGGCGGGGGCGTAAACGGTGTTGGTTCGTCGGCAGGCGCTCAGAGACAGGAGCTTCTCATTTTCGCCGGTGCTGTTCCCGACTGCGGTAAAATCCCCGCACATCCCCTCCAAGGTAAGCTGCAAGCTGGCCTCGATCTGTTCCAACTTGATCTGAACTTCATCCATTGTAATTTTTTCCATGGTACTTCCTCCATCATTTTACTTGACAGAGGCTCCCGGACGGCATAGAATAGATTTACCGTGAGGGAAACCTCCGGGTGGATAACCGTGGCCTGTTCACTTCCTACGGCGGCAGGTTGCGGTTATTTCTTTATATCGGCTTCCAACTTCTTAATCCCTCTCCGTATCGCTTCCATTTGAGTTACTTTTTCTTGTTCAGTGTAGGCATCTAATATTTGCTTGCTTGCTTCATCCACTCGAACTGTTAATTTATACGGTTTTGGATTGTCTGTTGGTCTGCCTGTTCTGGGGGACACGTTCATCACCTCACTTTTGACTGTCTTAATTATATATTTATGACCGTCACAAGTCAAGAGGGAAATTCACAGAAAGCCATGAACCCGTTGCGGCAGTAAGAGAAAAAAATAATATTTTAATAAAAATATCCCCCCTGCGACGTGCAGGGGGGTGTTTTGTTCGGCTTTTACATCATGGACAGGAGCGTTTTCACATGGGCGGCGCGGTCCAGCATCCGTTCATGCTCCCAGTCCCAGACGGCCTGCATGGCCTCCGTGGGATGGTGACCGGCGTCCTTCGCCTTTTCGATATGGCGAACGGCCATTTCGTGGAGCTTATTGGCATGGCTCAGCTCCTGACGGCTGAGGTCGGCGTAGGTGCTGGCGTCCTCCGGGTTGTCCTCGGTGTGCTTGGCAGCCTCGCGGGCGTACTTCTCGGCATCGTCCAGTTCTTCCCGGATCTCTTCAGCCAAGTGTCTGATCTCGTGCATAAGAACCTCCTAACTCTGCTTTATGAGGGTGTAGAGCTTGTCCACATCCGTTTCATTCAGCGTGACGTTCCCAATCAGGGGGATATTGGTGGTGACGGGGCCTTTGGCGGCTTCGGTTTTCAGGCAGGTGTAGATCTTGTCAATATCTACGTTCCCCGCCTCGTCAAAGACGCCGAGAGCCTTTACGGCGGGATGCTCCCGGAGGGCGGAAATGGTGGCGTCCAGATTGCCCAGGGCCATAGCAGCCCCGGCACCGACCGCCCATTTCTGCCAGCCGGTGAGCTTGCCGGTAAATTCTTCATCCACATAGCGGGCAGCGCCCTGCTTGATCTGTTCCAATGTTACCATAGATTCCTCCAATGATGGGAGAGAGGGGCACTATGCCCCTCTCTTCTTCCCTCTTCGCCTCTTAGCAGCCGCAGCCGCAGGTGGAGACGGGGAGGGGGTTATAGGTGGACTGGGGCGTGGTGCCGGTGCCGGTGGTGATGTCCGCGACCATTTTGGGATAAAAGGTGGCGTTGGTGTAGGTGACAATGGTATTGTCAGCGCACTTCCGCTCGTCCCGCTCCCTGGAAATGGCCCCGCACAGCTCGTTCTTGCAGCAGTCCACGCGCTCCTGCAACAGCTGGAAGCTGTCCTTGGTGGCCTGATTGTTGACCGCCTGAGAAGCCAGCGCACCCTGCACCTCGCCCAGCTTGCCGTCGATGTACTTGTACATCTCCAGCATCTTCTGGTCCTGGTAGGTGTTGGCATCCCGCAGGGCAATGTCGCTGCGGAGTTTGGCGTTCTCCTGCACCATGGACAGCTCATAGCGGTTCACCGTGTGGTTCTCGCTGCATCCGGCCTCTGCCGCCATACCAGCGGCAAAGGGGACAGCGCGATTGCCCAGCAGGATCCCGCCGAGACCGCCCAGAGAGTTCAGGACGCCCAGAGACAGACCGGCAATGCCGGTACCGAGGCCAGCGCCCGCGACGCCCTTGCTTGCAAATTCAGCCATAGAGAGATTCCTCCTTCTCTAAAAATACACCCCCTGTTTCCGCGCGCAAAACAAGCGGTGCTCTATGGTTACCGTACCACAGGGCATCGCTTGTCATGGCTTAGGGGCGTCTTTTGTTTGGGCGGGATATGCCTGCTTTATCCCGAATGGAGCGCAGGCAGGCGTTCACGGAGGAACGGGACAGGTACAGCTCCGCCGCCGCATCCTCGATCGCCCAGCCGCGGCGGCAAACCAGATTGAACACGCGCCGCTCCCGGTCGGTGAGATAGCGGCACTGCTCCATTTTTTGGAGCTGCTGGACGGTGTATCGGTATTTCATATTGGGCCTCCTTTATGAAGTGCCCCTCCCCTTTGATCTACCGATGCAGGTGGTCAGGACCCCTGCGCGTCTATCATGGCTAACAGCTTTTCTAGATCGTAAAAATTCCGTGGGTTCAGTCCGGTTTCCCTCTGGATGAGCTGAAAGCGGTAGCGGATGGAATTGTAGTGCAGATAAACCACGCCGCCGGTCTCCCTCACGTTCATGTTGTGCGCTGCATAGGCTTTCAGCAGTTTTTTGTCCCGATCCTCCATAGCTTACCTCCTTTTGTTGCGTGGGACGGCTGGCGATCAGCCGTCCGCACTGGGTTTTCGCTCGCCAATACTGCAAAAACCATCTGGCGGCATTGGTTCGTATGTTTCCCAGCAGATGGGGACGTCACCGGTTCCGGGTCCCCAATCTTTACAGTCCTTGCAGCGAAGTACCTGCACCACATCGGCGGCAGGCACATTTTCTAAAGCGTCAATAATCTCATCCCAAGCGTCATACTTTTCTCTATCCGAGCCATAAACATAACCCCTGCCATATCGTCCAACTGGGCATAGCTCTTTTTGTTTTTCTTCGATTATTGCAATCGCATCTTCCAGTTTAATGTATTCACCCATTGTCGGCCCTCCTGTTCCACGCTCTTACCGCCGCACCTTTAGGTTTGTATGCCGCAGTCATTGGTTTGCACGGGCAATTTACGTTTGAGCATATAATGTACTCTTTGCCGTCCGACAAACATTCCCGGACGGGACGCCTGCCGCAAAACGGGCACGGTTTTAAGTCAGTCATCCTTCATCGCCCCCAATGCTTTCTCCGCCTCCTCGCGGGTGAGGAAAACGGTCTTGCCGATGTCTGCGCCATCATTACGCAGACGATACGCGCAGAACCCGTCCGGCTTGCGATTGCACGTTGACATACACAGATTATCCTCATCCGTGCAAACAGCTCTGATGTCCGGGGCTTCAAGCTCCATTTCTCGCGGCACATTGTCACGGCCAGTCACCCATAGCGTATCGCCCACCTTGCACGGCAGCACCACCAGCCGACCATCCTTGTCGGCCTCGGCCAGTTTCTCCAACCGGTCAAGATCGCAGTCTCGGCACAGATGGCGGAGCTGCTCTGCGGCTTCGTGATCCATGTCGATTTCTTCCGGCGTCCGCTCCGTATCTTCATAGTCGGCGAGGCGGTTTGCCGCTGAAATATAATCGTGATTCTTTACCCACACACCATAAAGTACTTTTGGGTCTGCGCAATTTGCGTCTCTTGTCGTCAATCTTTCCATCACATTTTCTTTCCTTTCTGTCGTATTCCGTTCAGCTTGTCCCACTCTTTTCCCGCAGACCGGGCTTTCTCCCATTCTGCTTGCGCTCGCTTGGCAACGTTCAGCGGAATATTCGTAATGGATTGCCCGTCATAAGGCCGGAGGAGCTCAAAATATGCCTCGGTGTGTCTTCTCTCTTCGTCAATCAGCTTTCGGCATCTTGCGTAATGGGCATCGTTCCGCTGCATTTCGATGCGCCCCAGCGCCCGATCCAAATAATATTCGTTAGCCGCTTCCGCCAGCATTTCTACCACTTGCAGCAGTTCCGCCTTCGTCAGATCACTTGGCTTTAGCATTTTCCACCTCCGTCCTTTCAAACCTGATCTTCATTTGTGCGGGGCACAGGTCCACCTCCGGTCTGCGCTTGCCTGTCCATCGGAGACCGCCAGCTTGCCCGATGCACTTCCACCCGGCAGCCCGTAGGCTGGCCCCGTTTTCTGTGTCCAGAATATAGGTCACAAGCCGTTTATAGCCCATAGCCCGTGCCGCCCTCCACGCCGCCGCATACAGCATAGAGCAGGCGTTGTGGGTGCCGTCTGTGCAAAGCCGGTTGACCTCCAACGTCCAGCCATCGTCCAAATGGCGGGCCACCGGGCGCCCCACAATGGCAACGCCTACGATTTTCTCTCCATCGGACAGTCCAATGGAAAACTTGTGTCCCACCACAGGCCCGTGGTGCCGGTGGTACTGCTCAACGTAGGAATTGGCCTCTTTCAGCGTCATGGGGCAGATTTCAAGCATTGCTTTTCGCCTCCAATGCTTTCTCCGCCTCCTCGCGGGTCAAAAAAATCGTTTTACCTATGGAACTTTCCACGTATGAGCAGAACGGGATCGTATCAATGTCCCACCGTTCCTGTATTGCGAGGTATCTCATGTTTCCGACTTTGTGCTCTAAGATTCCTCCGGCAAACACTCTGAATAACGTGTCTCCCACCTTGCACGGACGCACCACCACGCGCCCGTCTCTGTCGGCCTCGGCCAGTTTTCCCAAATGGCGGAGCTGCCCCCGCAGCTTCTCGATCTCTTTTGCCTGCGCATCAATGATGCTGCACTCATACGCTGACGGCACCCACTGCGTAGGAAAGTCCGAGCTGTTTACCTGCGGGATCATGTCTTTCCATCCGCTGTCACCTGTCAGCGCCTCTACGATGTGATCAGCTTTCATAATTCTACCTCCTCCACCGACATCCATCACAGGCCCCATCATGGGCCAGCGTGTAATTTCCGCATTTCAGGCACAGTTCGTTCCGCAGTGCGTCAATCTCTTTCGCCTGCGCTTCAATCCGGTCGGCTGCGGCAAGCCCCACGGCGTCAACATCGCAGGAGGGCCACTCCGTCAAATTGACTTTTCCCGCCAGATTTTCTGGGACCGGCTCAGTCTTGTAAAACGGGCATTTCTTGCAGTCGCCCATTGGCCCGCCTGCTGTTGAAACGCATCTCAAGGCATTTACGAGTTCTTGATCTCTCAAAATGGTAGCTCTCCTTCCTCATCCTCCGCGAGCCAGAATGCCTTTCTACACTCAGAGCAAGTTTGCGCAGCGCAGTTAATGCCTGTATCTGAGAACACTTCCATCGGGCAAGCATGGAGGTACCCGTCTATTGTAATTCGCGCGCCGGGGTAATGCTTCAAAAACACGCTCTGGCGGGTTTTGACGGGGTGCTCGGCGGCCCACTGTTCAACAATAGCAACCATCTTTTCTGGGTCTTTCGGTTCACCCAGCTTATAGCACTGCGAAACCCCCTTGTATGCGGCGCAGTTTTCGCAGGTCATTTCGCCAGTTTGATTTGCTTCGCACATCCGTGCTCTTTCCTTCAAAAATTTTACAGCATCCATCATTCTGCCTCCTCAATTTCCACGCGGATTGTATCTCCGCTCCAAAATTTGTGTTCCACGGCGCGGAACCACTTACGGTTATCGTCTGGCAAAATATAGCCCTTCATCGCATCCACAAAGGCTTTGCCCAGCGCGCCGTGATTGTCAACGTCCAGATTGTCATTCCAGAAAAACGTCACCTTGACGGGGTGATTTACCAGACGTTTTGTGACGCCTGCTTTTCGCATCGCCCAGTGGGCAAGCTCGTGCAGCTCTTCCGCATCCTTCTGCCGCTGCGACCAATGCTTACCGGCGTAATACGCGTTCAGGCCAAACCGCTTGTTCCATGTAGCCTTGCCGCGCTTTGTTGCCGGATATGGGATCTCAAATGTAATCACAGTTGAATCACGCTTCGGCTCAAAGCCGCTTTTTTTCTCGCACTTGCACAGGTGGCATTTGTCTGAATGTCTGTTTGCACAATGGACGCATGCAAAGGCAAACGTATAAACCCCCATCGGGTAAAGAACGGGGCCGGTAGATTCACCCTTCATCGCTTTTCTTCCTTTCCGTCAACAATGATCTGCACCACCCGGACGCGGCCCAGAGGCTCCAGCAGCATGGCCACCGCCTCCTTCGTGCCCTGCGTGTCATCGCCGTAAATGTCAACTACGATCCGCATCATCGTGTGTCCCTCCTGAATTTGGGGCAGTAGTGGATCACAAACGAGGATGCTACCCGTGTACCGCCCTTGCCTTTGCCGCCTACTTTCAGCACCCGGCTTGTGGGGGTGGCGTCCCAGCCGGGGACCGGCTCCAGATGGTCGGACCACTCGCAGCCGCCGCAGGCGTTGGCGCACGTCCAGCAAAGCTGCGTGGACTGGAACTCGACCTTGGGGGCCTTCTTCTGCTTCTTTTCCCGTGGGGGATACCGGCGGATCAGCTCGTCCAGCCGAAAATTACTTGCCATTCAAACACCTCGCATATCTGCCAGCGCACACCACGCGGCGTAAGTCATGCCCTGCTTCTTTGCTTCGGAGGGGGTAGGGATACCAGCATCGTGCCAGCGCTCGTGCCGTTCGCCTGCCTTGGCGTAGAATTTTTCCAGATAGGCGTCGGACGGCTCCGGCATGGGGGCCTCCTTCGCCTTGGGGGGTTCCGGTTTGGGCAGGTATGGGACCAGTTCGGATGCGTCCGGCGGGAACCGGTTCTCCCGTGCCCGGAGGATCACCGCCTGTTTCGCGTCCTCATAAGCCCACGGCTCCAATACCAGCGTCCACGCCTCTAAATCTGCGGGGGTGCGGGGCTGCTGCTTGGAGCTGGGGTAAAGTGTCTCAATCAGGTTAAACAACCGCTGGGTGTCCTGCTTCTCCATGTTCTTCTCCTGTAAGACTTCCGTAGTAGTCTCTAATTAGCTTCTAATTCCTGTATTAGCCTCTAATTCTTTTCCCCCTGCCAATAGAGAGATAAATATATATATAATTAATCTTTTCTTCTTAGGGGGGTGTGGGGGGCGTTCTTCTTTTCTCTGCGGCTGCTGTGTGCGTCGGTGATCGTGCTGCGGCTTGCTTGCATCCGCCCGTCATCATTCTTTAGACACACACGGCAACGTTGCTAAAAGGGAAGCTCCATATCATCCTGAATTTCTTCAAATCCTCCGCTGCTGTTCATGGGCGGGGCGGCGGCGGTGCGGGCGTCGATGCGCTGAGCGCCCACAGAGGCCCACTCCGCGATGAAGTCGATACAAACCTTGCCCTCGTAGTCATGTGGTTCTACGCGGCCCACAGCAATGATAGGGTCACCCTTGGAGGCGCTGGCAATCGCACGGCCCATGGAGCCGAAGCCCTTGACGTTCATCCAGGTAGTGGTGCCGTCAGGCTTGTTATAGGCCGCCACAGAGACGGAACCGATGACGGTGCCTTTTTTGGAGGTGAAGATCTGGGCGTCCTTGGCGCAGCGGCCACAGATCAGGCCGGTTTTCTGCGGGACGCCCTCCCGGTTGCAGTCCGGTAAGCCGTTGATGAACATCAGGCATTCTCCTTCGGCTCCAGAGCGTCCAGCAGGGCGTCAAAGTCCTTGCTGAGTACCTTGCTGGCGCTGTCATAGCCGTGGGCCTTCAAGAGGGCTTTCGCCTCCTGCTTCATCAGGCCGTGGCGGGAACAGGCAGAGTAGAAGAATTTGACCTGTGCGGCGGTAATGGGAGCGTTGGGGTCCTTGTTGGTCATGTAGGCGCTTCCGTCCTCGGTGTCGCTCTCGATGTCCTGGGTGAACATATCGGACACACAGCCGAGAGACAGGGCGGCGGAGACCAGGGCGCGTTTCTGGGCCATCTTCACGGCGCTGTTGGCACCGTCATAGGGGGACTGGGAACCGGTGCGGCCCTCCCGGGTGTTGCCGGAGCCGTAGGCGGAGGTGATGACGTATTCCTTGCCGTCATAGATCTTGATGAGGTCGCAGCGGACGAGGAAATAGAAAAAGCCGTGCTCGATGTCCTCCAGCTTGCTTTCCAGCGTGTAGCGCTGGCAGAGGCCGTAAGCCACGGCCACCTTCTCCGCGCCGGACTTGAAGAGGGTGGGGTTTTTCGTCATGGCGTCGCCGTTCTTCTTTCGGATCATGCCGAAGTCGATGCCGCGTTTCAGGACGGCGGGCGCGCCGTCTGGGGCGCAGATGGTGTAATTGCCGGAGCGGGGGACGGGGTCCACCGTCAGGGCGGCGGCGTTGTATTGGTACAGGGCAAGTTCATTCATGTGCGTTTCTTCCTTTCTGTGGCTTTATGGAGGGTTCGGCAGGCGTTTACCAAATTTGAATTTGGTTCTACATGGCGAAGCTCATAAGTGCCGTCCTTAGAGAGTTTCAAGGCATAGAGCGATTGAATTTTCCCGTAACCGCAGCGCGGGTCCCACGAGAAAATCATCTTGTAGGCGGTGAGCTGGGCGGAGAGGGCGGCGTCATGGAGCTGGCCGGTCTTGATGTCCAGAATGGCGGGGGCATTATGGATGATACCAAAGCGGTCCATCGTTCCGGCCATTTTCATATTCCGATCCGCTATGGGACATTCAATCAGTTTCCATTCCGGTTTCCAGTCTTTGAGAAACCGGCGATAGGCTTTCAGGTATCCGGCGATCTCCGGGGTTTCCTCCGGGTCCTCACCGTAGTCGATGAGGGCACAAGCTTCGTGGACGGCGGTTCCCCGGCGGGCGGCAGCCTCCGCCAGCCATGGCCGGTCGGACTTGTAGTCATAGGCGCAGAAGCGGGTGACTTCGGTCACGCTGGGAAGCTGGATGCCGTCAAGGGTGTAGGCGTGGGTGGCTTCGTCAAATGTCAGCATTGGGACCCTCCGTATACAGGACCGGGATACCGAGGGCGTCGGCAAACAGGTCCATGTTTTTATCCAGCTCGTTCAGTAGGTAATCTTTAAAGCAGGGCGGGCAGCACAGCTCCCCGTTGGGCAGGACGAACACGCGGTCGCAATCGTCCTCCGCATTGGGGTTCAGGGGATGTTCGCAGAAGTGGCAGATGGGATAGGTTTTTCTGGTCATAGTTGGGTCTCCCTCCAGATACGGACCGCATGGGCGATGTCCGTATATTTTTTCGTGCGGTAGCCGCAGGAATCGCAGAGGACGAAAAACAGGTCCTCCTTTCCGGGGGCTACCATCCGTTTACCGCCGTACATGTGGCACCGGGGGCAGGGCGGTAATTCTGCCATCCGGCCACGGCGTCTGCGCATCAGACCACGCCCAGCATGTGGGCCAGCACCATGAGCAGGCAGCCGAGAAAGCAGCCGAAGGAGATCCAGGCGGAGAAGTCAGCCCGGTCCCGGCGGCGCTCCTCCCGTGTGCGGCTATCTCTTTTCATGGCGGGGCCTCCTCTCGATCATGTCTACGATTTTGAAAAGCCAAGCGGCGGCGGTGGATGCGCCGATGAGCACGAAAATGAATGTGGTTGTATCCATAGTTAAGCCTCCCCGAAGTGATAGCACTGGCGCAGGCCGCCGTCGAAGGTGACCAGAAACCAGCGGTGCGGAATGTTGATGTAGGTAACAATGCCGGTGCGGGTTGGATGCTCCGCGTCGCCCAGGCAAAGGCGGAAACTGCACCGTGTGCCCAGCTCCGGCGGTGCGGGCGGCTTTGGGTCCGGTTTGAAGCCGCAGAGGTTGAGCTTGCTCATTTTCTGGCACCTCCGCAAAGCTGGCGGGCCAGCGTAGCGGCGGAGATATAGCCGTCAATGAACGTGAAGCGCCGGTGAATGGCCCGGTAGTCCTTCAGGCCAGTGAAGGCCAGAACCTCTTTGATGTTCAAGAGGTTGCGGCCATGGGAAAAGGTCAAAATCTGTTCGAGATTGTCTCGATATGCTGGATGTTCCATAGGGGCCTCCTTTTTTGGTTTTGTCGTGATTGCGATTGGTAGTGCGGGCCGTTAATTGCTTGGGCTATGTGCATTGACGTTTCTGGGTAAAGAGCGATGAAAATTGTTCGTGTAACGGCACGAATAATTATTCATTTTTTCGAGAGGAAAAGATTGATGAAGTATTGCTGCCCCTTACCCGTGACTTTCGGCGTTTTGTTCACGCTAATGTGACCGTCCGAATGGGACACAGTGGTTTCTTTTACCTCGAATAGGCCCATTTCCATGCTCCGCTGTGTTGGCATGTTGTGATCGTTGCCATCCCGCCGAACCAGATAACCGTTCTTTCTCATCCAGTCGAATAAACGGTGCCCGCCGATCTCTACGCCGTTCTGCTTCAAGATCTTCGCCAGGTCAAAAATTAGGATGGACGTGTGGGATGCTGCCACGCTGTCAGCGAACAGCACTTTGGGTCGGTTCTCTTCCGCCTGGGCTTCCAGCACTTGCAGTTTCTTGTTGGCAATCTGCAAGGCGCGGGCCATCACCTTTTCAGGACTGTTCCAGTCCTTTTCCAGTTGAATGAAATACTGACGGGCCTGCTTGCCCTTTTCGTTCCGCTGGAGCATACACAGCTCCTTCGCCATGTCAATGGTGATCTCGGCATCGTGCTTCGGACGCCCGCCGGTACTTTCGCTCAAAAATGAGCAAAAGTCCTTGCCCTCTTCAAAACCGTACTCGCACATACGCGGGAACCAGTCTTTGTAAGCAGCACCAACTTCCAAAAACTCATGCAGGTCTCTTGCGGAAACCGTAATCCGCTCCGGGTCATTCGTGTTGATAGGGATCAGTTCATTCATCTTGCGTGTTCTCCTTCCGCTTGCTCTTAGATTGAGAAGCCAACAATTTCTCTATTTCCCCGATGACAATTGCCTGCTTGTCCGAAGAGAGGGAATTAAATGTTGCGACAAATTCAAGGTCACTCACTACGCATACCTCTTTTCTTTCGCTTTTTTGAGCTAACGCCAAGAAGCTCGTCCAAAGAAAGGCCGAGAGCTTCCGCAGCCTTGCAAGCAGTTTCAAGTGTCGGTTCGCTTCCCTGCTTCCACCCGGTAACAACAGAAGCGGAAATATTGGCAGAAGCGGCTGCGGCGGTTGGGCTTACTCCGGCACGTTTGCACGCTGCCGAAAATTTTTCGTAAAACACGGAGATCTCCTTTCATTTTGGTATTGACTTATTCGGAATACCGTAGTATCCTGTAATCGAGAAGTTCGGTGTTCCGTATCGACACGTTCATAATACTACGGTGCGCCGTAAAAGTCAATAAATAAATACGCCATTCCGTATTTATGGCGTGATACACAAAGAAAGGGCTTCCGTTATGGACGATTTATACAAATTGATTGAGGGGAAATGTAAAGAAAGGGGCATCAAAATATCAAAGTTGTGTACCGATGTGGGCATAAGACAAAGCATCTTATCAGATTTAAAACATGGGCGGACAAAAACACTTTCCGTCCCTACCGCAAGTAAATTAGCAGAGTATTTTGGCGTTGACATTACTGAATTTCTTGATTATGCAAACGAGGATTCAGTGGAAAGTTATTACGAAGGGTGGAAAGATGCATGTGAATCATCATGGGTGCCACCGGAATTTAGGGACGGGATTGCACAACAAGAAAAGCCCGCCCCCACGAATGAGGGCGAGCTGGCGGAAGATGATAAGCGGATCATTGAGCTTTTGCATCAGCTGACGCCGGAGAACCGGGAGCGGATCGTTGAGATAATAAAAGCTCTTGCATCGCAATAAGGACGGCGGCTTGCTTCTCCGGCAGTAAGTTGCGGAAGGTTTCCAGAAATTCAAGGTCTGTCATAGGTTGGATGCTCCTTTCTATTTGAAACCCCGGCCCGCCGAAGCGGGACCGGGGAAAGGGGAGTGGGCCTATGAAAACGATAGACCCATTTAGCAGGAAAGTCCAATTCAAAGGGAGGATTTTCCTTGCAAAAAACTTTCAAGGAGGGGAAACGGTGAATTTTTCGGAAAAGGCAAGGGCAATGCGCATGAAAAGCCCGCTGACCCTGCGGGAAATCGGCGAGCAGTGCAATGCATCGGAAAGCATGGTATCGCGTTACATTTCCGGCGCGGCGAAACCGCCGGACGATGTGGCCGAAAAGATACTGGAGGTCCTGCGGAACAGCGAGCAGGACGATGACCGGGGCATTTACGCCGCGCACATCGACGATCTGCGGCGGCTGATCCGCCAGCAGCAGAGGGAGAAGTGGGTATTGTTCGGGATTCTCACGTTCCTTTTGATTTTTCTGCTGCTGCTCTATCTGGACGCTACTCACGAGGGCTGGGGCGTCATTCAACACATAGAATAAAAGCCGCCTAATGCAAGCACCTTCAGCGGTATGAATTGGAGGTATAAAGTTGGAATATTGGAGTGAGAAATGTCCTTACTGCGGAGCAAAAACGAGAAAATCCAGCATAGATAATGAAAAAACATTCGACACGCCGTTGGTAACGTGTCGGGTATGTGGGAAAACGTACATTCACCCGGACCGTATCGAAATAGGAATGTTGTCCACCTATGGCCGGAAGCGGTTTGCCAGAAAAATGATGTTTAGTATGGCCTGGAGGTCTGCGTTTTTTGGGTTGCTTGGGTTTGCTGTTGCGGAAGGCATCGCAAATCTTGGGCAAGACATATCGACGGCGATTGGCGTTGCTGTTTTTCTGCTTCTATTGCTCCTTTCCACCAGGGTTATCAAAAACACAATGGAAACAGAATTGAAAGAATCCGAGAAGCGATTAGCTGTTCCTGGGTACAGGGAACTATTAGAAAAGGCAGGCTACAAGCCAAACTGGTAAATAAAAGCCGCCTGAGTGCGGGAACACTCAGACGGCAAACCCACCAATCGCAATCACGACAAAGCCAAAGGAGGATCAATTAGCAGTATAGCACGATCCCCCTGGCGATGCAACAGGAGGAAAGGAAAAATGGCAAAAAAGGAGAAGTATTACAAAAGGCCGGACGGGCTATTTGAGGCCATTCGGACGGTGAACGGAAAACGGAAGGCGTTCCGGGGCAGAACCTGCCGGGAGGTAGATCGGAAGATCCTGGAATACCGGGACGAAGCTGAAAAGGGATGGACCTTTACCAAAGCGGCGGACAACTGGTATCGAGAAATCGAAACGGAAGTCGCTCACGCAACCTACCGCAACTATGGAAACACCATGCGGCGGCTGGTGGAAAGGTTTGGGCCGGAGCGGATCGCGGAAATCACGCCGGAGGAAATCGTGGCCTATATCCGGCAGTTTGAGAAGAAAGACTATTCCCGGGACACGGTGCAGCTTGAGATCTCCGTTTTGAAGCTGATTTTCCGGTCGGCCATCAACCGCAGAACGGAAAGCGGGCTTGCCATCAATCCGGCGGCGGAGGTCCGCAAGTCAAAGGGCTTGAAGCACCGGGTCAGAACGGCGCTAACGGAAGAACAGGAAGCAAAGGTAGAAGCCACGGCCAGAGAGAAACGGGGCGAGTGGTGGCTGCTGGGGTATTTCCTCATGTACACCGGTTTGCGCCGGGGTGAGGCGCTGGCGCTGACATGGCGGGACATTGACCGGAAAGCCGGGGTGATCCATGTGTGCAAAAAGCTGAACTATGACAACGCCAATGTACCCTTGCTGGAGGACCACATGAAATCCGAGAACGGCAGGCGGGATGTCCCCATCTTTGACGAGCTGGCGCGGATGCTGCCGCGAAACCAGATCGGCTATGTGTTTCCGTCCCCGGACACCGGAAAGTATTTGACCGCGTATGAGCTTGCCAAATACTGGAAGCAATATTGCCGGGATGCCGGATTGATGGATACAATCACCGCCGACAACGGGAAACAGAAGGAAAAAACGCAGGTCTCCCCTCACTGCTTCCGGCACACATTCGCAACAATCTGCTACGAGGCCGGGGTGGATGCCCGGACGGCGGCGGAGTGGCTGGGGGATAGCGTAGCGGTCATGGAAAAGGTCTATATCAACCTGCGCAAGAACCACCGGAGCGACAGTGTGCGGCAGGTCAACGAACATCTTTCCAGGGCGAAAGCGGCGGGGGAAAGATCTTAACAAACAAACGGCGTCAAGTGTGTAGATTCTGTGTCGAACCACACGCAAAGCCGCCACAAGAAAAGCGAAAATGCGCAACATAAGAAAGCGGCTAAGAGCGTTGATATATAACGTTTTTTGGGGCAATTTTGCGTGAATTGGTGTTTTGTGGTGGAGGGGGAAACTGTAACGGAATTGTAACATGATTTGAGGAATGGCAAGGGATTGCGGCTATACTGTGAAGGTACTGTGAAGCATGGAGAAAACGGCATAAAAAATCAGCGGCTCGGATGGCTCCGGGCCGCTGTTCTTTTTCGGTTGTCAACGCTCCCAGCTGCGCTTCTCGGTGTCTTGCGCGGTCTCAATGCCGAGGGCGCGGCGGGCGGCGGCTTCGGCGTTGGGGGTAAGCTGGCGCTGCCACGCGCTATAGCGGGGCGACCAGCGGAAACCGTTTTGTTTCAGCGCGGCGCGGGTCTCCTCGTCGGGCTTCTCGTCAAAGAGTATCTGGAGGCGGTCGGCTTCGAGGTTGCGGACGATCTCGCCGCCGGAGAATTTTGTGCTTTCGGTGGGCTGCTCGGCCTGCTCCGTGCGCTTGTCCAGCTCGTCGAGGCGGGCCTGGGCGCGCTTGATCTTGCCGCGCAGGCTGGTCAATTCGTAGTCGGGGACGGGAGACTTGACCCATGGGCAGTGCGCTTGTGTGTCGGCAAAGTCGGAGGTAAGCTTGGAGGCTGCCTCGGCGGTCAGGCCAGGAAAGCCATCAAAGGATTTGTGCTTGCGGTAATAGGCGTTCAGGGCCTTGCTTTCGTCGAGCTTGCTTTGGAGCTTCTGGAGCTGTTCAGCGAGCATTTCGCGTGCGTGGGGGTCGGCAAGGTCTACCGCGCCGGTGCCGACGGCCTCGATCTTGTCTAAGATGGCCTTGATCTCGTTGTACTCGTTCCAGAGGGTGCCCTCACGGGACATCTGCTTTTCGTGCTTTTTCATGTTGTAATTGCCCGCGCCGGAAATGAACTGACTGGGGTAGCTGGCTTGATTGCGGTTGTAGTCGTTCATCCACTGGGCAAGGCGGCGGGCGTAGCGGTCAAGCAGCGCGTCGAGCTTGTCGTGGTAGTAGGGGCTGACCTTGGCTTTCCGTGCCTCCACCAGCGCGGCGGCGTTGTCCACGGCGCGGCGGTATTCCGCCGTTGCGCTGCCGGGCTTGTAGTCGCTCATGTGGACGCAGTAGTGAGCGCTGCGGGCCGTGTCCTCGTTGATCTCGTA